TGGGGTTTCGCACGCTACGATAATACGGCGGATAAAAAAGGGGTGGCCGCTCGAAATAGTCTTAACTGGTTCCTGATTACTTTCCAGTTGTCACCGCCGCTCCAGCGCCTCCAGCCGCACCGACAGATCTGCCACCAATTGCTGCAATTCGGCGATGTCGCGAGCTTCCTCACTGGGGTTGTTGTGCTTCGACGCGATCAGGTTCACCGCCTGCGCAATTTCGCGCAGCCACTGCGGGTATGCCTGCGGCGGCTGGTCGGGTGCTACCGGCGGGATGACAGTGGTCAGCGGGCTGTGCGCCGCCATCAGTACAGCCCAAACGGCGGGCGCTGCAGCATCTGGTTGAGCGGCGACGAGTAGGGCGAATTGGGCGAGAAGCTCTGAACGTCTCCTTCCGGCATCGGCCAGACGCCCTCGCGGCCAAGCTCGCGCCCGCCCTGGATATCGCCGAACAATCGCTGCTCGCGTTGCCCGCCGAGTAGCCGCGCCGCCAGCTCTTGGTCGAACAGCGGCTGCCCCAGTGTCTGGTAGCCCCTTCCCGCCGCCTCCGGTGGGATACGATCCCCTTCGCTGAAAGTTGTTTGCGGTGGGGTCGGGGTGCCGGTCATCCGGTTCATCGAGCCAACGAGGCTCGGATCGCGCCACATCCGTTCCAGCATCTCTTCCGCTATCCGAGCCCAGTTCTGCGACGGCATCCCTTGCGGCGCTGTTGGTTGACCACCTCGCGGCAAACCCTGCCCGGCGCTGATTCGGGTGCTGCCATAAGGTCCCGGCAGATAGCTCGGGACGAACTGCTGGCCAAACTGTCGAGCCGACGCATCGTCCGCCACTCGCGGCATCACCGGAAAACCGGCCGGATCGCCGGATGGCAATACCACATCGCCGGGCGGCGGCGGGCGCGGCGCGGCATAAATGCCAGCGGCGTTCGGGTGCAATGGCTGATTGCGGGAACGATGCAAGGTCCGCGCATCAGGTGGGAAAACGTCCTGCGGCAATACCTGCCCCGGCGCCAGCCAGTGCTCGTCGCGCGGCGGCAGCGCCTCTCCCATCTCTGCCAGATATGCCTGCCAATCCGGGTCGGAAGCCGTGCCAGGCGCCCGGATACGCTGCAACAGCATCTCCAGCGCATTCATCGCCGCTGCCCCTCCGGGATGATGGCCATGTCGATTCCTTGCAGGTGTGAGAAGGCTTGCCCCGCCGGCATCTGCATGCGGAACCGCAGGTAGCGCCCTGTCGCGCGCTGCGGGCACTCCCCAAGCTGGTTGATGCTGACCGGCGCCTCCCAGGTGACGGGGTCGGCCTGCCGCTCGCGGTGCCCGACCGCGATTGTCGCGGTGCCACCGTCGTTTAAGGGCCGAGTCAGCCGCACCCAGGCCCGCCTGCCTTCGTTCGGCTGCATCTCGGCCGTCTCCAGCGTCACCGCCAGGGCCGGCCCGCCGCCGATCGACAGGCGGTGATCGCGGTCGAACAGGCTGAGCCGCGATTCCATGTTGCCGGTCCAGAACGGGTCGTCGAAGCTGGGGGAGAGCGTGTCGAGGTTACCCATGCTCTCGGGGATATTGTCGAGGTTGTAGCTCGTGCCGTACATCGCGACGGTCAGCCATTCGAGATATTGCGCCGGCTCCAGTTCGATGTAGGAGGCTCGTGCCAATTCCCAATTGTAGACGAGGAGGCGAGAAATCAGCCCCTGTGACCCCGGCGTGGCAAACCCCCAGATCACGCTGTGCGTGCGCGGGTCGTTGATGCCCTGGACGTAGCTGAGATAAGTGTCGTCGAGTTCGCGCCAGAACAGCCTGTCAAACTTCTGTGCGCCCACGGGGTAGCTGGTGCTGCCATCAAAGGCAAAGAACCCGTCACCGCCCAGCGCGTACACGACCGGCCGGAGCGCGCCGCTGTTGTCACGGGCAAAACTCTGCACCACAGAGCGCGGCGACATCGTGCCGGAAGCACCCTGCGCCACCCGAAAATTGAACAACAGCGGCGGCCCAGTGAAGCTCGCGGTATAGATGCCGCGCTCGCAGAAAATCACGACATCCGAGCCAGGCGCGAAACCGGAAACGAGCTGCGTGACGTTGCCCAAATCGGTCTGCTGCAGATCCTGGTAATCGCTCATGACCTGTTGGGCTTCGATGCTGCCCGGGGTCGGCCAGCTCTGCGGGTTAGCAATAGCGCTCCACCACACCCGGTAAGGCACCGGCCCGTCTACCGGGTCGATCGTGTTGCCGACAAACAGGAAATCCTTGACTGTCGCGACATATTTGGCGATTGGTGCCGCTGCGGTCGGCGCGACCGGCGGCTCCGCCTCGGGGTCTCCCGGATCGCCCGGCTGCAGATCCTCGAAATTTGCCTCGCCCAGCAATAGGGTCTGGATCGGGTCCACCCCATTGGTCGCGATGACCCGGTTGCCAAAACTGGTCATCGACCAGTGCCCGCCACCCAGCGGGATCGGCGAGGTGGCGTAGGCCCCGCCGGCAGTGCGGCTGGCATCCTGGATCGTGTTAGTGCTTGGCGGCACCAGGTAGAGCTTCTGCCGATCCCCGGCAAAAATGTGCGCCTGTCCGTCCGGCGCCTTGATCGCATAGGCACCCTGGCAGATTTCGGTAAGCGTATTGCTCGACCACGGCACCGCCGACGACATCGGACCATAGGATTTCGGGGTCAAGGGGAGGACGTTTTTGATCACCGGGCTGCCGGCGCTGCCGAAATCGGCTTGGTCCGGCAACCACTCAGGCCAGGGTGCGATGGTCATCGGAGTTGCCGGGGCGGAAACCCCGTCATCTTAGGGCGGGGAGGAGCCCCGTCGCTGGTTATCGACGTACTGTTTGAGCACCGAAAGCGGTGCCCCGCCAGCCGATGCGGCGAAGTAGCTCGGCGACCACAAAACCCCTTCCCAGTAGCGCCGGGCGAGGTCGGGTCGCGCCTGTCGCAGCAATCTGCTTGATGTGCCCTTGAGGGCGTTGACCAAGACAGAGATTGAGTGCTTCGGCGGGTACTCGACAAGCAGATGGACGTGGTCGTCCTCGCCGTCGCTGGCGATGAGTTGCGCCTCCATGCGCTCGCAGACGCGGGCAAAATGCTCCGCGAGCCAGTCGAGTGCCGCTGCATCGAGGACGCCGCGGCGATATTTGGTAACAAAGACCAAATGAACCTGTAGAGCTGAAACGCTATGTCGTCCGTGCCGTAGCTCTTGCATTTGCCGCCGCAGACCAATATATCGGCGGCATGATCCTCACGTACCGCTTCCGTGTCAAGGATGCGACAGCCGGGAAACGGCTGGCCCGCATGGCCGTGGCGGTCAATCAGGTCTGGAATTATTGCGGCGGCATCCACAATGATAGCCGCCGACTCAATCGCCGCTGGCCGAGCGGTTTCGACCTGATCAACCTGACCAACGGCGCAACTAAGGAACTTGGTCTCCACAGCGATACCGTGCAGGCGGTATGCAAACAGTTCGCGGTTAGCCGTGACAAAGCAAGACGCCGCCCCCGCTGGCGCGTCAGTCGCGGCCCTAAGCGTTCTCTTGGGTGGATACCGTTTCAGTGCGACCGGCCCCTGAAGATCGACGCCGATACCGTGAAGTTTCTCGGGCGCAAATACCGGCTTTGGCTGTCGCGTCCGATCCCGGAAGATATCCGCTCCGGCAGTTTCAGCCAGGATGCCGCCGGGCGCTGGTATCTTAACCTCGCGTGCAATGTCGCCGATGATCTGGTGGCTGGCACGAACGAAGTCGGCATCGATCTCGGGCTGAAAGACCTTGCGGCCCTTTCGACCGGAGAGAAGATCAGAAACCCGCGCCACGTTCGCAGAGCGGCGGCGCAACTCGCTCGTGCTCAGCGCGCTGGCCGCAAGAAACTGGCGCGCAGAATACACCGCAAGGTTGCCGCCCAACGGCGGCACTTCCTGCATGTAACCAGCACCCGCATCGTCAGGGAGAATGCCTTGATCTGCGTTGGTGATGTGAACAGCGCGGCACTGGCGCGCACCAGGATGGCGAAGTCCGTCCTCGATGCCGGTTGGTCCACGCTTCGCTCGATGCTCCGCTACAAGACGGCCATGAGGCACGGAGCACGGTTCGTTGACACGGACGAGCGGTACAGTACCCAGGCCTGTTCTGATTGCGGAACAATCAGCGGCCCGAGAGGGCTGAAAGACCTTGGAGTGAGATCGTGGAGTTGTGATGACTGCGGTTCCTTGCATGACAGGGACACTAATGCGGCTCAAAACATTCTACGGTCGGGCCGGAACGTCGGCCTCCAGTTGTCGGAAATCCCTGCCCTTTAGGGCGGGGAAGACGTTAAACCTGCACCCATTCGGGGCCTGCCCAGACGAGCGAAACCCAGCCGTAGGGAAAGTCCAGCGTCACGCCGGCAACCCCTTCGACCACCCCGACAATCGTGATCGCGTAAGTGGCAGCCTGGCCCAGGCTGTCCTTGACTGTTACTGCCTGACCGATGACCGGCGAGGGCGGCAGCGTAATGGTGAGCGGCGCCGATTGTTCGACCAGGACCGTGCCGGCAAAGCCCGCCGGGAGTACCGTAGACGCCGTCACCACCAAGGTTGCCACCGGCAATAACGCGGTCTGGTCGGACGTGGTGGCAGCGGTCCATTTCACCGCGTCCCAGCGCCAGATGAGACCGGCATCCGCGTGGGTCTGGCCGACAGAGGGGGAGGCGGGGAAATCGATGCTCATCTCTCTTTACTTCCAATATGCCCAATTTCCCGGCTCGACATAGCGCATGATGATCGCCGCGCCCGGGCCGTAGGCGCTGGTGGGGCTGCCGGGGATCGGGCTGCCGAGATAATCCTGTACCGCCAGGGTTACGACAGAGGCGGCAAACCCGAGCTGCGCCGCCTGGCCGATAGTCGGGCTGCTCCATAGCTTGATGGTCAGGGCAT